AACGTCACCCTCCGCACCGATCGTTCCAGCCGGGCGCAGCAACTTGTCGGTCTTGTACGATGCGCGAATCGTGTCCATCAGCTTTGGATCAACGCCCTGCGCCGCCATCGATCGCTCTGCCGCCGCGTCAAACGCATCCTTCATGGCGCTGTAGCCTGCCGATTCGGGGCTCGCTTCGGCAGCACCGAATGACAGCTTGCCGAGTTGCGATCGGATCGCCTGATAGTTGTTGAAGTCCCCTTTGGGTCCGACCATCGGCATCGTCGCACCGAGCGGCAACAGCGATTGCTCGCCCGGAATCTCCACGCCCTGCGCTCGCAGCGCCGCCAGCATTTGCGGCGACGCCGGCCTTCCGCCCACCAGCGGCGGGGCCGCTGCGCTGCCGCCCGCATACTCCGCGCCGGTCGCGATCGCGCCCTTCGGTTTGAGCCCGCCCGCGAGCAAGTTGAATTGCGATGGCATATTCTGCATTTCGGTAATGAACGGCTGATCGCTTGTCCACGTTCTGCCAGCGCCGGCCTGTTGCAGCGCCGATCCGGATTCGCCCTCCATCGTCATTTTGCCGATCACGCGATCGAGCCCTTCCTGTTGCTGCTTCGCGGAACGCGCATAGAATCCGCGCGAGCCCGGGAGTGACGAAAGGACATTCTCGATCAGCATCGTAAATTTGTTGCCCGACATTTGCCCGCGCGTCAGATCGATGCCGTTATCCGCCGCCCATTTGTACGCCGCTGCGCGTGCAGCGTCCGCGCCATTCTTCGCACCGTTCGCGATCGCGCCGACAAGGCTCGCCGCCGACTGCCCGCCGACGCCCAGCGCCGCGCCAATGGCGGCATTGAGTCCCCTGCTGTCGTCGGTCCCTACCGGCTGCACGGCGGACTGCGCGCCGCCTGCTGCTGCCGCCGTGATCAGCTTCGGGATAAGCGTTGCGCCGCCAGCGGGCAGCATGAACGACGGCGCGATCGCTGCCGTGATATTGCCGGCGAGCCCCGCGCCCGTATCCATCAGCGGTTTGTCGCGTGCCTTGGTCGCATCGAATTCGGCGCGCGACTTTTCCGCCAAGTCGGAAAAATAACCCTTCGGTTGCTTGCCCGTCACGACGCCGCTCAGAGTCGGCGGCGGCGGCGTCTCGCCCTTCGCGAGATAATCGATCAACGCCTGCTTGATGCCGACGCCGGTATCGCTGAAATACTTTCCAGCGCCGGCCAGATAATTCTGAACGTCCTCTGACGTCTGAATGCCGGTATCGAACGGACCGAATTGCAGCGTGCCGCCGCCCTTCGCCGGGTTGAAAGCCGGCGCATCGAATTTATCGAATACGTTGTCGGCCATGTTTATTTCCCGAGTACCACCGTCGCCGCGCCGTCTCCGTACTTGGCATCGAAGTCAGCCCGCGCTTCCGGATGCGCCCGCAAATACTGAACAGCCTGCGTCGGAATTGCACCGAGCGTTTTTTTCCCTGCGATTGCCGTTGTCCCTGCCATCGGCGGCTTGAAGTCGGTCGCGAGCGGATCGTCCGGATGATCGCGCATATATTTGATTTTCGCCGCGTGCATCTTCAACGAATTCGTTGCGTCCGTCTCGATCGCGTTTACCATCGCCATGCGGGACTGCAAATTGTTTTCCAGCCCCGGCTTGCCGAGTGCCGCAACGCTCGCGATCGCGACGCCGCCACGGTTGCCGAATTCCTTGATGATCGCGCCCAGCATATCCTGCGAGAAAACTTCCGACGCCTTGCTGTTCGCCCATTTGTCCTGCATTTCCTGCGAGACAAGTCCGGACGCCGATGCCTGCGCCAGAAATTGCCGGCCCAACGGGCTCGCCGCAAGCGGCCCGTTGTATCCGCTTGCGATAAGCGCTTTGAGCGGAGTCGCCAGCGTCAGGATGCGCTGCGCTTGGCCGATGACTTGGGTTGATGCGTCGAGTACCGGCCCCTGCGCCTTGACCATTGCGGCCTGCGTCGGCGTCAGTTTCATCTGCGGCGACGGCGGCGGCGACGGCGTTTCGTCCGTTGTGCCAGTGCCGCCAGCGATCGGAGTAACCGACGGACCGCCCGGGCCAAACCGCCTTTCCGCAACCGGCATTCCGGTTACTTCGCTGATGGAAATCTTCGGCCCGAATACATCGGCCTGATGCGTCGCGGCCTGCATCGCTGCGCTCGCCGCTTGCGATTGCTTGACGCGCAATTCGGCGGGCATCTGTCCGACTTCGGCCCACGTTTTCGCCGTGCCCGCACGCGACGCTGCCGCTTCAAGCGGCGTCATCGTCTGCGATTTAACTATTTCCTGACGCTGCGTTTCGCTTGTGAGGATCGAGCCCGCTTGACCGAGATATGCTTTCCAGCCTTCCATATCTCCCGGATCGGGCATTTGGCCGAAAAAATCTTCGGGCAAATTTGTCATCTTGAATTGCCGAGCGAATCCCATCAGTGTTTGCGGCGTCGGGTTTTCCTTCGCCTTGTTCGACCAATCGGCAAGGTTCACAAGCTGCGCATCAAGCACCTTGCGCTGCGCTTCGGCGGTATCGGCTTTCGTCTTGGCAATGTCGGCGAATTCCTTGCGCGTTTTCAACGCCTGCTGCACCAATTCCGGCGCGGCGACGTTGTATTTTGCGAACGGCGAAAGATCGAATTCGCCAGCGCCGCCCGGTGCGCCAGCGCCGCCTTGTCCCATCTGCGAGAATGCGGCCAGCACGGCAGGATCGGAATACGCTGCGGCCATCTGCTGCTGCTTTTGCAACGCGAATTGCCCGCCCTGCACGCGCTGCAACAGATCAGCGAGCGTCGCGCCCTTGCCCGCAACGTCGAGCGGATTCGGGATATCGACCGGCTTCGCGCCGAGCAGAAAAGAATAATCAGGCATGGTCTGATCCTACGCTGTCGTTGCTGCCGGCGTCGTACCCTGCGGGGCATAACGCGCCAGAATTTGCTGCAACGTCTGATTGCCCTGCAATCCGCCGAAGATTTGCGACAGCATCCCCGTCAGCGCATTGTTGCCGCCGATCGTGCCCGCGCCCGCCGCCTGCCCGCCCGCGATCGTGTTCGCCGACAGCAGGCCGGCGAGCGACTTCGATAGGTCCGCGTTGATCACGTTGCCCTGCATCCCGAGCCCGGCCAGTTGCATCTGCTGCTGGAATGGAATCGTCTGCGTGTCTTTTTGCACGCCGTAGCCGAAGGTCCGATCCTGCATCGCGCGCTGATAGGCATTGCCGTAATCGGTTGACGCGAGCCCTTGCGAGTACCCGAGAATATCCTTCAACGTGTTCCCGCTGTACGTCTGCCCGCCAGCCGATGCACTCGATCCGAGCCCGCGCAATCCCTGCTGCATCTGAAACGCCATCGATGGATCGAGATAATTTTGCACGGCATACGGATTCATGCTCGCCTGCTGCCCGGGATTTGGCGTCATCATGCCGTCGGGGCCGATCGTCCAGCCGCCTTGCCCGCCGCCGCCCATGCCGATCATGCTGTCGCCGTAGGCCGGATTGTTCCCCATGCCGCCCAACTGCTGCGGCTGCGCCTGCCCGCCGCCGCCCCAATCGCCGGTATTCCATGCGCCGCGATTCGTGCCCGGTCCGCCGCCTGCGGCGATCGCGGCCTGCCGGCGATCCGCCGCCGTGCCGGGCAACCCCTGATCGACCGGATTGAATTGCGCGGGGTTGTAAGTTCCGGCTTGCCCGAGTCGCCATTGACTATCAGCTTCCGATCCGATTTGCCCGGTGCCGCCCATGTTCGTATTCATGATGTTGAGCAGTTGGCTTGGATCGACCGGCTGACCGTTCATATCGGTAACTTGCCCGGTGCGCGGGTCCATTGTGTAGCCGTGCAATCCCTGTTCCGCGACGCCCATTTGTCCCGCTGTCAGGCCCGCGCTCGCGCCGGGAATTCGATTCGCCATCGCATAGAGATATTTCTGCGCGGGGTCCATGCCCGCCATGCCCGCTTGAAGTCCCTGAAAAGTTTGCGGGTTGCGCCAATCATTCGCCGCGTATGTATGATTTGTCGGCGCGAGCGGATTGAATTGCGGTCCGCCCATCGAGCCAAACCACGCCGCCATGTTGTCGGGCGCTGCTGGAATGCCGGGATCGGCGTAGCGATAGCCGGGCGGCGGATTAGTTGTATTTGGCGGCGGCAGCGTCACTCCGCTTGGTACGGCCCCTTGCGGAACAGTGCCGGGCGGGGGCGCATACTGCGGCAGTCCGCCAGTGTTCGGATTATTGGCTCCGTTTTGGTACGGATACCGACGCAAAATCTGATTGAGTGCAGGCATGATTAGCGACCTCTTTTCATAATCGCCGAAAGCGAAATCGGCGGAATACTTACGCGCGCATCCATCGGCCCGCTAAACTGCGCGCCGGGTGCCTTGTAAATCATCCCGGGCGCGGCCTGCATCGCCGCAGCGCCGCCCGCAAGGTACGGTTGCAACGATTGCTGCGCGCCGCCGCCCGGGCCGAGAATGTTTCCGACTTGCGTATTCGCATCCTTGATCGATGACAGGATTTGATCGGTCGCCTTCGACGTTGCGTTTTTGTTCATGATGCCGCCAGCGCCAGCAGCGAGCAGCGACATAAGCAGCGGCCAGTTCATGCCGCCGTCAGCGCCGCCGCCGAGCCCCAGCGCTTTCAGGATCGAGCCCAGCCCGCCGCCCGCGCCGCCGCCGCTGCCGTCCGGACCGGGGACCGTCATGCCCATTTGCTTCATCAGTTCCCCAACTTCCGCATCCGACAGATTGCCAACGCCGTTGACGCCGCCCGTATTGAACAATTCGTTGAGCCCGCCGCCGCCGACGCCGCCGACGCCTGATGTTTGCGTCGTCGGGAAATTCAGATTGAGCGCATTCGGATCGCCGTTCAGCGTTGACGGATCAAAGCCGAGCGCGGCAAGTTGCTGGTCTAGCGTCATACCGCCGCCATCGCCGTACTGAAAACCTACGCCGCCGCCAAAAGGATCGCTGTCGTCGCCGTTGCTCATGACATTCCCCGCCCAAGTAGTTGCGCAAGCGAAACGCCAGCGCCGACCGGATTTTTGTTCGCCTGCATCGCCGCCATAAGTGCCGGCGTGATCCACGACGGCACGCCAAGCTGTCCGAGCCCCGCGCTGCCGATCGACAGCGCCGTGCCAAGCGGATTGAATTTGCCGTCATTGCCCGGGAGCGATGATATGCCGCCCCTTACTGCGCCCGGCACTTGACTTGAAATCCACGACGGCAGGCCGGATAGAAGATCGCTCGCCGTCGCCGCGCCGCCCTGCGCGATCGCGCCGCCCGCAATGTCGGACAGTGTTTGCCCGCCGATCATCGCGCCTGCTGTCGCACCGCCCGCTTCCGGCATGGATGCGAGCAATGGCGCGAGCGCGCCGCCCGACATAATCGCCGCCAATGCCATCGGGATCATTGGCGCAATCTTCCAACCGATCTTGCTGAACGTCGATTCGTTCGGATCGATGTTGCCCTGCATCGTCAGATCGCCGAAAAGCGAATCATGCGCTACGAGATTCGGATTGAATAGCTTTTGCCCCATGCCTTCGGCTTGCGTAGGGCTGACAAGGCGCTGCGCTTCCGGAGTTAAGTCAACGTGCGAAATGTGGCCGGAAAAATTCGTCGGGGCATTCGCTCCGAGTTCGTAGAATTGTTGTGGCGTGCCGCCTTCCGCGCCGCCTTCCGTGATCGATTGCAGCAGGCCAGCGTCGATCAGTTGTTGCTTCACCTTCGGATCGAGCAGTTGCGTATCGGCATCGCTTTTGCCGACGTACTGAAACAGTTGCGATGCGATCGCCGGATCGAGCCCGGTCGCCGGCCCCGCTCCGAATCCGGGCGTGTACTGCGGCTTCAACAGATCGGCGAGCGTTGTCATGAAATGCCGTATAGAGTCCAAGCCATGTTAGCGGCAAAGCCAACGCCGCCCGCATTGAAATTCAAATTGGTCACTGGGGGAGCGCCGCCGCCAGCGGGCTTGTACAGGAAAGCGTACTTGATAATGAACACGCTGGCCCCGACGACCTCCATGCAGTCGGATTGAAATGTTTTCCAAAAACCTGACGGCGTATAGGAATTGATAATATCAATGACGCCCTGCGCATAATTGTTGCCGCTGTTGCTGCCCGGAATTTCGCATATCGCCGCGCCTGCCGCTGTCGGCGCAATACTTGTTCCGGTTGGCGTACCACCGCTTCCGGCCATCTGCGATGAATTGCTGTAGTTCGTCGTTACGTTATCTCCATTAACGATGACACGACAGACAAGCGCACCCGAATTTTGCGTGTCGCGTCCCTGAAAGGTAACGCGCAGCGATGTGAATTGCGTCCACGGCAGGCCAACGGTGGACGCAAAGGCGACTTGCGGTTGCCCTGCTGTACAAATTACCTGTCCGATCTTCGTCATTGCGCCGCCCAATCCCCCAGCCGGAGCGGCAAACCTGAATCCGTGCGGCTGCGACGCATCCACAAGAAACGTATTGCCGTCCGCGCCCATGTCCACCGTCTGATCGAATGGCGGCGCTGTCATAGGTTGTTCGCCACGATCTTTGGCACAACGCCCAAGTCCTGAATCGGGCCTGCCGTATTGCCGCGATCGTCGTTGTCGAGCAGTCGATAATTGGTGCAGGCCGCGAGCGTTACGTTGATCCCCCATCCAGTGTTTCCTGTCGCACGAATGCCATGCACCGCAAAATCCGTTACGCCGGTTACGCCGTCCCCGACGCGAATGCCGTCTCGGTTGTTGGAGAATGCACCGCCGAGAATGTTTACGTCTTTCAAGGTGCCGAATCCTAGTAGCTGAATTCCGTCGAGCGTATTGTTGAACGCCTGCACGTTCACAATATCGACGTTGTTTATCGTGCCGCCGCGCGAGTCGAGCAGGATGCCATGCTGCGGGGCGTTGGACAGTTGGCAGTTGGCGATCCTGACGCGCGAAATCGCGCCGGTCGATGCTGCTATCGGGCGCAGGATGATCGAGCGAGTGCCGCATCCGTCGCAAATGCACTCGCTGATCGTCAACGATGTAACTGCCTGTCCGTTTCCGGGCGTGGATGCAATGGCGTTTACATGATGCAGGATCGCGCAATTCTGCACGATGATGTTGGTCCCCTGCACGATGAAAATTCCGATTGCCGCTTGCGCCCCAATCGCAACCGGACCGTCAAACGACAGATACGTTAGACGAATATCATTGTTTGCGCCTGTTTGAATCGTGATCCCGTTGCCTGTCGCCGTAACGCCATTGAACAAGTATCCGTGATCCGCATAGAGCCTAGCGATGCCTTCCCACAAGATTCCGCGAAACCAGCCATCCAGATAAAAATGGTCGATCATCTGCCCCGATGCTGTAGCGGAGTAATGCACATAAGCATCTGCGGTCTGCGGCACGCCGGCCTGAATTTGAAATCCGGTCAAGCGCTGACGCGCTCCCGTCATCAGGAATATGTCGCCGGTCCCCGCCGTCGCCTTGATGATCGTCGAGCCCATGCCATCGCCAAGGAACGTCATCGGCTTAGAAAACGTGATCGTGCCGGCGATGGCATACGTTCCTGCTGGCGCATACACGACGCCGCCTAGCACCGTCATCGCATCGTGCGCTGCCTGAAACGACGCCGTGTCGTCGGTCACGCCATCGCCGACCGCGCCAAAGTCCATGACGTTGTAGAAGATGGACGTTCCGCCGCCGCCGCCCGCAAGTATGCCGGCGCGAAGCTGATTGAGCAGATGCAGCAGCGCGCGTTGATCGCCCCTGCTGTACTGCTCTAGCTGGCGCGAAACCGGATCGATCGGGAGAACGGTCGCTGTCATGACACGCGCATCGCAGCGTTCGCGATGACGACCTTTACCGGATCAGTGACGCGCAGGCGGAAAACCCAATCGCGTGCGATGCCGAGATTGCGCCACACGGCGCGATTAAGGTATTGCCCCATCAGGCCGATCGGTTGCCACACTTCAACGCCGAAGGTGCGCCCGCCATCTTTCGACCATTGCAGCATCGCCTGCGGGTTGCTGCCCTGTCCGACGGCGAGCCCGACGCCCGGCTCAAACTCGATGTACAGTTCATGCACCGCGAACGGATCGAAATTCGCAACCGCGTGTCGCGTGGTAATTTCGCGCAGGATCGGATTGCCGTTGTCGGTATAGACAAGATCGGATTGCGAGTACCAATTCCCATTGCTGTAATCGGAGACGTAAGGCGTTCCGAAAACTTCAATCCGAATTTCTCCCGAGTCGCGGCCCGGCGTCAGCCCGCTTTGCGACAGGGACCATGAATTCGACAGCGAATCGAACAGGTACGATCGATCCGGGTAGTTCAGTTGATAGAACGTGTGCGCGTCGCGGACGTAGGCATACCCGGTCGCGCTCGCCGGCACGCGCGTATTGATATCGTTGGCAACGTCCGGACCGCTTGGCACGGACGAATCGACCAAAATCTTCGTTGTGTACCCGACGACTTGAACGGGCTGCACTTGGCCCAGCTTGTTCTTGCCGAGAAACACCAGCGACGTATCGGAGAATTTGTCGAGCGACCAAACCGCCGCAAGTCCCCATTCCATCGCCGCGCCGCCGACGCGCCGGAATATCGCCTGATCACCCGACGGGGACCATACCTCCATCGAGACAGTCCCGAAAAGGTACAAGTCCCCGGCATTGGCGAACACTCGCACCAGCGCGTCCGGATTGCCTTCGGCGTTGGCGAAGTCCAGCCCGTCCCAAACCATGTAATCGTACTGCGCGCTCCAATTGAATTGTCCCGGCTTGGCTCCGTTGTTGTCCACGATGCCGTATCCGTTGAGCGTCGTACACGTTTGCGCGCCGCCCGGGAAGTTCGGATCAACGATCGGCGCGAGCGTGTTCGTCGCGAGCGTCAGGACGTAGCCGGCGAGCCCGTCAACGATCAGCAGTTGCACGCCGTTGTCGGTCATATCGACGCGCCCGTTGCTGCTCAACAGCATTCCCAGCGCCGTGTACGTTCCGATCGTGTTGACCGAGTACAGCGTATTGCCGTGGACGGCGTAGTAAAACAGCGGCCCGACTTGGCGCGCGCCGCGACAGGGGAGCGTGCCAATCGCCGTAAACAGCGTCTTGCCGACCGTGCCATAGAACGCCATCGGCGTGCCGTCGGGCGTCGGGACTTGCGGCTCGCGATACAGATTGACTAGAGTTTGCGCGACAACCGTTGACGACTTGCGGAAAAAGCCGGTGCCGAAAAGGGGAACAACCGTGCCGTCAGGGACCGCCATTGAGGCGCTCCACGATGCAGACGATATGCGACTCGCGCATCGCGACCAATTCCCGATCGCCTTGCTGGAACGGCTCGCCCATGCGTGCGTTGTACAGGATACGGTCGCCGGGCCGCACTGTCGTCGGCTCTAGTTCGCCGTCGTCGCCAACGTCGCCGGGGCCGACGGCGACAACGATCGCTTCCTGCCGATCGTCCGCGCTTTGCGGCACAACGACGCCCGAATCGAGCGTGCGTTCCCCGTTAATGGGCTGCGCGATTACAACGCCGTTTAACGGCTCAAGGCCGGATGCGGTCAACCGACCGATAACGTGTTCCTCGCGCAGCACGCAATAGTCCGTTTCGTGCAGGCGGATCGATTGCCCTTTGTTCCTGCCGAATACGATTCGATCGCCGACCTTCACACTCATAGGCCGGCGCATTCCGTTGGCGAGCAACTTGCCATCGCCCGCGCCCAGCACTTCCGCGATATCGCGATCGTCGGTCCACTGGCGATCCGGATCGGTAACGTGCGGTATCAGCAGGCCCGCCGCCGTCAAGCGCTCCGCGTGATCCTTGCGGCACACGACGATATCCTGAATCGGGCGGAACGGAAGGCTCAAAGCGGACCTCCGGTGTAGACATTGAACCACGGCGCGCTAGGCATCGGCACATCGAGCGACAGCACGCGCGGCTGATTCGACAGGCGGCGCGCATCCGCTTTCGCGCTGCGCGCGATGCGCAGCGACGTTGCCGGCAGTTCCTTTTTGTTCATTGCCGCCAGCATGACGCCGAGCGTCGTTTTCAGGAACAGTTCGTACCCGGGCGGCGCGACCAGCGTGTTCGTGAGCGCTGCGAATTGCGGCAACTGCTGCCAGTACCAAACGTGCATAACGTCGCCCAGCATCGCCGGCAGCGGCCACAGAAACCAATTCGATATCGGCGCTTCGCCATCGATGTAAACACACTCCGGACGCCCGGGTGCAGGCTTGTATGTGATATCGGCCCATTGCTGCACGCCGATAATCTTGACCGGATGCGATACGTTCGATGTATCAACGATCGTGATCGCTTCCGCCGTCGGCGGGCGCACATTGAGCCCCATCGCCGGCCCGACTTGAATCGGGGAGACGCCGACGGCAAGCGGTATCGATCCTTCGGTGTAACCGAAGATCGTCAATTCCTGCGTCGAGTAGGCATCGATCATGCTGTTCAGCATCCCCAGCGCGCCGTTCTGCGAAGTCGCATCCTGCGGGTTGTACTGATCGCCGATCGTCGCGAACAGGAAGGCGTCGCGGATAATGTCGTTGGCCGTCGTCATGCCAATACTCCAATCACGGAATTTTCTTCGACAATATCAATGTCGTCGTCGCCGACCTTGAAGCAATCGACGCGCGACGAATACACGATGCGGTCCCCCGCCTTCACTTCAAGCGGCAGGCGCTTGTTGCGCACGCGATGCGGATCGCCTGCGGCAAGCACTTCGCCGCAGTAGGAGTCGCGGCTATCCGGCGCGGGCAATACGAGCCCCCACGCCAACGCGCGCTCGCCGACGCCGCGCTTAACCGCGAGCCTTGGCCCGAGCGGGACCATTCGGCACTTCCGGCGCAGGCTCCGCTGCGGGCTCCGCTGCGGGCTCCTGCACTTCTGGCGCAGGCACTTCGATCGCCGCTTGCCCGATCGGCTCCGATACTTCCGCCTCGATCGATGGCAGCGGCACGTTGAAGGCGTAGCCGGCGTCCATAATCTCCGGATCGACGCCCGGATGCGTGATCACGCCCCAATCCTTCGGCGTGTCGCGCCAATCGCCGATCAGTTTCGCTTTCGCTTCGGGCGATGCGACGACGACGGAGACAAGCCGCTTCGATCCGTCCGGATTGTTCTGCAACTGATATTGCGCCGTCGGATAGGACTTGTGACTGTACTGATTGTCATAGTCCATCT